GTAAGGTAGGCCCACCACCGACGCCAAAGGCGGCTTCAAAGCCACCAGAACACCTCAGTTTTTTACAGAGGCTTGAAAACACCTTAAAAGGGTTGTTCGGATTACCCCGCCTTTCGGACCGAGCCGGCTTGAATGCCACTCTTGAAAAGGCAAAGGCTGATCGCGCGGCCCTTGCTATACAACCCTTTTCGAGCCCTGGAAGTGTCACTGACAAGGGAAACACCAGTTCTGGGCTTGATAGCACACTGCGCGATCTCGGCGCAATAGAGGGGCCTTTATCGCAAGCAGTTAAGGATGCCAGAGTAGCGACTGAAGCTGCGCAAGATGCCTATGATCAGGCACTAACGAATCAACCGCCCATGCCTCCTGTGGCGACGCGTCGCACTCTGACCCCTCCTGAAGCGCCACCTGAAACGCCGTCCGAGCCATTCAACCCGGTATACTCGCCACCGAATGGCCATCCAGATAGTGGCATTATTAATATAATAATAACATTAAATGCCTCTATCATTGATGTAAATGGCAAACAAACCACCATTGTTTTTGTCACAATTCCTTCATTAGGTAACCCGCCATCGGATGCGACTATGCGTTTAGCCGAAACCGCGCTTGGTTTAGCGAATGATACAATAAATATACTAAATAATCAAAATACGTCACTGCTTATACACGTCATGGAAAATGAGAAGATGGTATTTATTATTATGTCTGATACAACTCGCAATAAAAGTAGAACTAGTTTGGAGATGACGATTGGAGAACAGGGCCCCCCTACCGCCACTAGCCGCCCTCCAGGATATGTGAAACCTAGTATACCATCTCTGGGTGATACAAGTAGTAAGGATGCGCTTCTTAAACTAAGAGATGACATTCAGGGACAAATAGATGGGCTGAAATCGACCTTTCATGATACACCGAAACCACCTTCAATTCACATGACGCAAACTGATACTTCAAATATAAGCGATACTATCAAGGCGTTGGAAGCATCTCTTAAAATAGTGGAGGGTCAAATTGCCGACATTACATTCACGGAACCTGGGAAATTAACAGCAAAACCCCCTAGCCCCCCTAGTTCAGAGGCTCTAAACAAACTAAATCAAGACATCGCGAATTTGAATTTGGAATTGAGCGCCCTCATAGCAAATAGGGATGGTAGTAATGCCACATTAGATGCTATAAACCAATTAAATAGCAACTTAAATGAAAGATTGGCAGAACGTGCCACTTTGGAAGCGCAATTAAATGAAAATATAACTGATACCCAGAAGGCTGAGCCTTCGGAAGTTACGAAGCCAGGAAAGCCGACGGAAAGTACCACGCTAGATGGTACAAGGGCCAGGCTTGAATCATTGAAGAGTGAACTGGAGAGTAAGTTGAATGAATTGAATAAGGAGCTGGCGAATTTAGAGGCACGAATTAAGGGAAAAACTCTTACAGACGAAATGAAAACCCTCCTGGATGAAATAAATAGTCTGAAGGATAGTCTTGCAAAACTTAAGGAGCAATTGAATGGTTTAGAAACAACCCTAAATGGATTAAATGAGAATGATCGCACAAAGCTGGATGAGTTGAATAAGGAGCTGGATCGTATTCAGAAGGAAATGGGGGATATTAACGATAGAATTGAGCAGAATATGAAAGAGATTGAGCGATTAAGGAAAGAGAATGAAAGATTAAATAAGGAGGTGAATACATTGGAGGGTTGGTTGAAATTCCCAGGTACGATTGGTAGCGCACTTATCGGCGCACTGGTTGTGATTGGAGCTGTATTGGGTGGGCTTGGGCTTGGAGTGCTGGGCGGGATTGGCTCAGGATTTGGCTCAGGATCTGGCACTGGAAATGGTCAGACGGCCGTGACACATGATGGAACTGCCGATGGAAATGCGTATGGGAATCAGGTAGGGGAGGCTGATGGAGAGGCGGCTGGGCGCGCCGCGGCGCGCGCTGAAATACAGAAACAAGTTCGTGAATGGAAGAGGGCGCAGGCACGAGCGGATGATAGTAGTGCCGTTGATGAGGAAGCTCCTGCCGACGAGGCTCCTACCGATGAGGCTACTACCGATGAGGCTACTACCGACGAGGCTACTACCGATGAGGCTACTACCGATGAGGCTAGTACCGATGAGGCTCCTGCCGACGAGGGTGTTGCCAGTAAACAGAGTGGAGGCAAAGAGGGGGGTACAGACAATGAGGAGGACGATGATGAGGACGATGATGAGGAGGATGATGATGAGGAGGACGATGAGGAGGACGATGAGGAGGACGATGAGGAGGACGATGAGGAGGATACAGAGGGTGATACAGAAGATGAGGATACAGAAGACGAGCCTGTAACAGAATCCACGACAACACTTGAAGACAATATCGGCGATGGACAGAACCCGAATTTGTTTCAAAAGGATCCTCCTACGATGTCGGCGGCCGATGTTGATGTACCAGCTGTATCCCCTGCACCAATCGATCAAAGTCAAGAAAAATACCCGAATGAAGCGTATTATAGAAATACATTCACAAATGCGTATAATAAAGCATATGTAACAGCATATGAAAATGGCTATCAAAAGGGGTATTCAGAAGAATATAATATTCAAAATCCGACATTGGATAATGAGGGCGAGGAAGACGCAAGTGAGGCTAATGCGGATGCCAATGCGGATGCCAACACGAATGCCAATGCCAACACGAATGCGAATGCCAACACGAATGCGAATGCCAACACGAATGCCAATGCCAACACGAATGCCAATGCCAACGCGAATGCCCCACCCACCAATAAACAAAATGAGCCTATCGAGGAAGAGGAGGACGAGGATCCCCTACCCCCTGCAGGCGGGGCCCCAAAGAGGCGTCGCATCATAACAGCACGTAGACACCGAAGAACCATCGTATAATGGCAGCCGGTCTCAAGCTCATATTTTCGAATTTCGTATCCGACGTTATTAAATAGGTGAGCATCGGGTTCCGAACATTATAGGGTTTCATCCACTCCGTCATAGTGGCAAACACTCCCGCCGACATTTTTTGGCGAATACCAGCATCATTCAAAAAGCGATTAAGCATGTGATACATATCCCGCCCCGTCTTGGGGCACGGGTCCATTGCAGGGATCACTTCCTGCCCTAAACTCATAGGTGGGATGGTGGACCCAATACAGGCGAATCCGAAATCAAGGAGAATTACCTGGTATTTGAATTCAAGAGTGTATGTAATTCCGTCGATCGAAATTACATAATTCCTTTCCTCCTCCAGCGGCCGAATCCAAATGTTTTCCGGTTTCAGATCTCGGTGATCAAATTTCAATTCCCTCCCCAAAATTTCCAGAAGAAAACAAATCTGAATTATTATATTCAGAAAAACGGCCTCGAATTCCCCCACCTCCTGCGCCCCCAGAAAATCCATACAACTACTCCCATCAATCCACTCCATTGAAAACCGCACCTCGTCGGCAAAGACGAATATATCAAACACCTCTGGAATTGCCGAACAGAACAGGTTCCTCTCAAGATGCATCCGGCACAATTCCTGTAGACAGGCCTCCGGCTGTAGGGATATAGACGGCCTACATGGTCGCTTTATAACTATCTTACTCGACCCAGTAGCCCCCCAGACACTCCTCAGAGACTGCTGAATTATCCCGTATTGTCCACGAAATTGAATATTCCCATACAAAATCGTGGAACGCTCGTGCCCTGACCGCTTATACACCTTTCCATCCGCCCGCTGTTTGGGAATTGCTCCTATAGGGACCGAGAATTCCCGAATTGCGAATTCCCCCCAACTTATATCCATTTTATCCAAAATCAGCCGAATATCGTCCTCGATATTCATTCCCTACTAAGATTTTCGATTATTTGCTCACTGGTTCGTAGGCCCCGCTTCGAATATACATCGGCATATATTTCATAGGGGTGCTCAATATAACCAATATCACCATACCGCCTACGGAAACTCTCAGGCGCTCTCGAGGACAGCGTGCTATACCGCGTATCAAACCACTTCACGGCCACGTCGTTTAATTGGGGGGCATGATCGGACTTAAAGATCGGCAACGGCACGAAATATTTGTCCCATGCCCAGTACGGCGTCATACACGTATCGGGATTGATGCGGACACCCTCTGTGAATTCGTCGGGTATTGCGTCGGCTGTCACCGGCGCCCAGCCGATGCGTCGAAGTTCTCGCTCCCATATATCCGGATAATCCCGCTGATGGACATGGATGGCCTCATGTATGAGAGTGATAGTGAAATCGGGTCCCTTGGTCGACATGGATGCAGGGAGGCACACATAATTCGGCGGGCGCGTGTGGGGCAGGCCCTTGTCCGCCGATGGGTCCAGGATGACAATTTCACAGGTTTCTAAGAGCGGTATATCTCTTGCCGTAGTCTGGATGGCCTTCGCCTCCTGTGGTCCGATGGAAGAAAGCTCATAGCGACTGCCGCCACGCGCTCCCGAATTCACCCGATTATACTTGCATTTTTCGAGATATGCGTCGATCGATTCGGCCCTTGACAAAATATCCATCTAATATGTTTAAAAAAAAAGAAATACATAAATAGAATGCTATTGGTTGTTGTGTTGTTATTTGTGCTCCTCTCTCCCGGTGTGCTCCTAACTCTCCCGCCCGGATCTAGAGGTGTGTGGATGTCGCGCCAGACGTCTCTGAAGGCGGCGGCCGTACATGCCCTCGTGTTTGGAGCGGCCTTGTACGCGGTTAAGAATTATATGATGAACAAGCGGATCGACGCATTCCAGGGCAATGGGGGGTCGCGCATGCGGTATGAGGGGTTCGCTGCAGGTGCTGCAGGCGGGACCGGCGCTGCAGGCAAGGATAAGCCTGCACCCAAGCCTGCAGCCAAGCCTGTTGGCAAGGCTGCTGGCAAGGCTGCATAAATAAACTGACCCGGCGTTTATATTCTATTCCCATAAACAATCTATAGGAATAGAATGTTGTCGATAGATATTCTCATATTTATCCTTCTCTCCCCCGGCCTCCTCTTAACAATTCCACCCGGCTCAAAGGGGCTATGGATGTCGCGAGAGACCTCCATTACAGCGATAGTGGTACACGCCCTCTTATTCGGCGCATGCCTATATATCGTGAGAACATATGTCATGCCGAAGCGCGTGGAGGCATTTCAAGGGAGTGGCCTGAGCTCCAAACAGCAGTCGGCTGCAGAGGCGTCGGAGCAAAGGAGGGCCAAAGTGAAACAAGCAAAAACGACAGCAATATTGACTCAAGTGACATCGGTATTGAGCCAAGTCACGGGTGGAACGGGTTCAAGTGGAACGTAGTCGAATGGCCCCTAATCAACCGGCTTCTTGCGGCTTTCATCGGTGCGCTTACTCAGCTGTTTCTCGACGAAGAGGGATAGTTTCGCCTGAACCTTCGGCTTCATAGACGCGGCGGTGGCTGCTGAACGTGGCTCCCTCTTCACCTGTGTCGTGGAAGTAATTCCGAACACCGCCTCGCCGAATTTCCGCGTCGTAATCCGGTCACAGAGAGTAATCGACGGCTGAAAGATCGCCGCCCAGGCCGCGCGCTCCCTATCTGACGCAGACGCCTTCTTCCACCCCTCTGAAGGCGCCGCCAGGCCCGGTATCTGCTCCACCACGAGCGAGAAGAGCTGGACAATCGGATTTGTCAGTTGGTGCTCGATATAGAATTTGTAATCCGGCTTCAGTCCCTTTTCACGGATATAGGATGGATGTTCCACCCGATCCCCTTGAAGTTTCGCCGATAACTGCCCCGGTGGTGGCAGAATGTAAATGAACTGGACACGTTCTCCCGACGCCGGCGCCGTGCCCTCGTCACGAACACGCATACGCTCTGCAAGCACCTTGTGGGCTGGTGGCGAGGGCGTCTTGTATTCGGCCCGGAGCGACTTGCTCATCGTCAGCATGTTCAGGCTCATCCGCCCCTCCACGAGATCGGTGAGTTTGTCCTGGATGAACCGGATCGCCATGGAAATGTTCCTATCACTCAAGAGGATCTGGAGCGCCCCTCCGTAGATCAGCTTCACGAGCGGGGCATAATCCCGCCGCTTCGTGGCAATGCCCATCGACGTCTGGTGGAAATGATCCGCAGAACTCTCATACTTGTTGCCCACATACCTCTTCTTGCTGAATATGATGAACGGGTGGAAGACCTTGTCATACTCAAAGTCGTGCGGGGCCTTCAAGGCCCTCGTGACGAACTTGCCCGCCTCCTCTGTGAGTGCCATGGTCGCCGTGACGGCGGCGGGCCCTTTCAGAGGCGTCCCCGTCACTGGATCCTTCACATTGAAATTCACGAACAAAGAGTCCGTATCGCCATAGACCATCTGGGCCGAACAGCGAGGGTCATTCGCTTCAGGCCCATAGAAGCGCTCGATCGCGGCCTTGGCGAACAGGATCTGCTTGCGACCATAGGATGTAACGGAGGCAGCCAGATGCTGAAGACGAATCTTGAATGTGGGGGAGCCGAGCTGACCATAGAGGGAATTCGCCGTGAGCTTGTAGGCCAGTTGCTCGGCATCGAGCAGCGCCTTTCGGAAGGCATCGGGCTCCGTCTCGGCCTGTTTCCGCTTCGCCTTTCGCGTGGCCAGGAGCTTCTGGACGATCTGCGGAAGCGTCCCTTTCACCTCTCCAGGAAGCTGGGCATAACGACACACGCGCATCCCCCGCCGCACCTTCTCGGGCGCCTTTCGCTTATCGCCCTCCTTGACGCCCCAGATGTCGAAGGAAATGTCGGTCCAGGCCGTTCCTGGGGGCGCGAACGCCTCGTGCTCTTCGGACCCGAAGGAATAGCCCGTGAACTTCCCGTCGAGCGTGAAATTCTTCACCCACACGAGAGTATCATACGAGATATTTTCGCTGATGATCGTGCTCGGATACAGCGAGGCAAAGTCCGCCACGCCGATGGGGGAGTCGAAGTAGAACCCTGGCACGGGGTCAAGCACGATCGCCCCCTCATAGGACTCCTCCGCCTCGGCCGAGGACGGATTTGCAAGTGTCTGGACCGACTGGTTTCGCTCATAGCACTCCTTGTAGATCAACGACTCGATCTTTATTCCCTGGCCACGCGTGAAGATATACGCGACGGGGACGGAACAGGCATTCGCCATCGCCATTGCATTATTGAAGACGTCCAGCTTCTTGTATAGCTCCATCACGAGCGCGCAGTCCTGGATGCAGTAGGCTGCGACCCTGGCCCTATCGGCACTGGAGCCACGATGGAGGCGGAAGATTTCCTGGGGTGAGACGTCGTCCTTTACAACCGACCACTTCACCGCCCCGCCGGCCGTGATCTGGAGATCGGCAGCGTCGTCGCCATTCGGAGCTTCTACGATGATTGCCTGGCCGGCAAGAATGCTCTTGATGCGGAGCTTATCGACGAGCGAGTCGCCGGTCTCGTCCTGTAGAACAATGTAGCGACCCACGACGAGATCGGCCGTGGTCTTTGTCCGCACCATCCACTGATCGTCCGTACACACGAGCTGGTCGAGAGAACCGCTCATGAAGTGCTGGCAGACGTCGTCGAGCTTATAGGAGGGGAGCGAGAATGAGCGCTTGATATAGTGATAGAGATCGACTTGGAGACGGCCGTGCATGGAGAGGATGTACATTGTGTTGTCGCCTAGGGCCGAGCTGGATAGGAACTTCTCGTCCAGCGTCACGCTCTTTCCGACGTCTAGGAGACGCGTGAGGGCCTGGATGGCAGGGTCAGTCTCGATGCCGAGCTCCTGGATACGGGTCCAGATATACTTTTCATCGAAGCCGAACACATTGTAGCCGACGAGGATATCGGCGTTCCATTTCTCCATCTCTTTTGCCCAGCCGAGAATGAGGGCCTTCTCTGTCGCATATGAGTATACCTTGGCCCCCGAAATCTTGTCGCATGTGCCGAGGACGAAGATGTGGTTCTCGACCGCGTCGTGGCCGTCCTGGAGGACGACGCCGATCTGGATGGCGGGGTCGCCTGCAAGAGGCAGAATGCGCGCCCAGGATTTCAGACAATCCAGGATTTTGGGAACGGCGTCTTCGGAGGCCATTTGCCGGTCCAGATATTTATCCATGGCGAGGAAGCTGTCCGTTTTGAGGGCGGCCTCCAGGAGCTTTCGTTCGGGCAATTTCCCGCTGCGAGGGCGGAGAGCGTCCATGCCCGTCGGCGGCGTGTCGGGGTAGAGGGCGGCATTGAGAAGGAGGTCCGCGGCGGCGGTAGCGGAGACGGCATTTTCCAGCAGGAGTTTCGCCACACGTTCATAGCCCCTCTTCGGCAAGGGAAACTCTCCATTCTCGGAGTAGCACTCAATGTCCCAATAGGCTGCGAGGAATTTCGCCGTGGGGGCGGGGGGAGATTCACAGGGCGAAATGCTGTCCCAGGCGATCATGGTATCGTCCTCCGCGACCTCCGAGCCAGTCGTCACCCAGCCACAGGGCTTGATATTGCGGAGATGGAAGAAACGGAGCATCGGATCCAGCGTGGCCTCGTAGACGCTCATTGTAAGCGAGCCAGTTGCATGGAAGCAGGGAACACCCTCCTTGGTCAGAAAGAGGCCCCGCAGATCGCGAAAGGCCTGGAGGGACGTGACGCTGAGTCGGGCAAAGGTATACTCGGCGTCCCCCGTGTAGCCGAACAGCACCTTTCGCTTTTCAAAGGTGATCTTGACGGGATGGCGGAACTTCTCGGCGGCGAAGAGGGCGGAAAACATCGACTTCGTAATGGACGACGGCAACTTGACGAAGAAGAACGGCTCGAATCCCTGGATATCCATGCGGATTATCTCGCCGGCAGCCGTCTTTCCGAACAAATGGATGATCATTTCACGGCGCTTGTAACCCCCCGCCGCGCCCCCCACCTTCGGCTTCTTTCGGCGCTGAATAACCTCCCCGTCGGAGTCATAGTATTCGTCGTCGACATAGGAAATCTCTTTCGTTGTCTCCGTCTCCTTTTCGACGCAAATATCCTGGGCGAAAGAGTCTAGTATCTGAAATGTGGGCATAGTAATCACCACGATGGCAAATCCGCGGTCAATTTTATAATCAGTATTGCTTGTGATGGTCAAAAAATTGAAGTGATAAAAAGGTCGTAACAACCCAATGGAAGAGGACTACGATTACTATATTAATATGGAGGGCAAACTCGTCCCTCTCACATTTACACCCTCTAACGACATCTGGCAGATCAAGCAACGGCTCCAGGACGTGAAACATATCGCATTTGATCAGCAGATATTGGTTTACGGGGGCCGGCGCCTGGAGGAGGGTCGGAGCATAGCGGATTATAATATCGCGCCAGGGTCGGTGATATATCTTATACTTCGCCTTCGTGGTGGGATGTTTCATGCGAGTTCTGGTCGCATAGGCACCGCTAATAACTCCAGCTCACAATGAATATGTGGTCCTTCGATGCCATCCACTCTAGGGCGTCCCTAAACTCCTTGTGTTGCTCCTCGGACCAGTATTCGTGGTCTATCTCGTGCCATTCAGGATATGATGCCAGGAATTCTTCCACTTCTACCTGTGTCTGCCTGTCATCGAAATCCCGAATGAAGGTGTGAAAGTGGTGGCCACGCTGTTTCAAGAATTTCCGATGTTTTTCCGGAACTTCGTAATCGGCCTGGTCAAATGGGGCCATTTCGAACCCCTTGAACACGAATAATTTCCCCGTCTTAGGATCAATACAGACATTTAGCGAGATTATTAGATCGAAACCCATACTCTGTGGTTAAGGTCGAGTCAGATCAATTTTTAGACCGATAAAAAATTGATCTGGCTCGACCTTAACCACGTGCTCAACAATGAAAAAGGAGCTAGTCAACCTGTATGCATGCTGTAAAGAGGACTTGGGCTCGATCACATTTCGTATATCAATCGTTGCAGCGATACTTATATCGCTGGCTTTTACTGCCGTCGGTCTACTGGGCATGTTCAATGGCTGGCAGCCGGCTGCAGTATATTCCGTCCTATTCACAATGGGGGCATGCTTCCTTTTCGTGGAATTCATGACAGGCCTCTTATGTATGATAGGCGGATGCCTTTCTATCGAATGCTAGCACATGTCTATGCGTAGGAACAACCCTGTCGATCCGGTTGAAACACCTGTAGAAATAGTGCCATACGGCATAGCGGAGAAAAGCGTAATCCATACTACATAGTGTGGGTCCTGGGGTCAGTATCAATTTTTTACCTATACTTGTGGTACCTGGGAATACATCTGGGCCTCTTCCTGCGCCATGACACCCTCGTCGCCCCCTATAGACATTGTAGCGACGAGGGAACGGACGCGCCGCTGTCTGCTCGACGCCATGGGAGTGGGCGAAGCGCCTGGCGCCATATGATTTGTGGGATCCATGTTCATTGTTACGCCGCGGCCACTTGTCACATATGCCTGATGCTGTGTGATACGGGAGGCGAGACCGGCGTCATGGCGATGAGAGGCCTGTGCCAGAGCGGCCGAGAGGGATTTCGCCTCCTCGCGCAACATATCGCCGATCACATTTCCATCAAATCGGGACGCATTTACGATGACCTTGAACGAGTTGATTTTTGTTTTTAGATTGATTGGCACAGGTCGGCCGTCGCAAATATCGCGGATGGCCTCGAAGAGGCTGGAACATTCGTAGCGGAGCTTGGTGAGCTCCACCGAGATGCGCAATGGCCCATAGGCGTCAGCGTCCCATTCAAGCCGCTCGATCTGTGTACGGATTGTTTCCATCTTAGGAAGCGTGGTGCCCTCTAGCACAAAGCCCTGGTCAGAGTCTTTCAGAATATCTACCAAGATGATGGTCTCTGTCCCGGAATAGAGGTCCCCCACCTCGATCCTGTTTGACACGAGGGTATATTGGCCGTGCACACGTGTACCTGGGGGGCAGACGATCTTGACCAGCTGTAAGGCGCACGAGAAGAGGCTGCCGAGGGTATCACCGACGAGGGTGGCGGCAGAGTCTTTGGACTCGATCATCGAATAGGTGCCGTGCGAATGTTCGGCCATTGTCTTCAAAAGCCCTGAATTATGGTCGGTGCCGTAACCCACGAATTGGATCGTATTTGACGGATATGTTTCGTGTAATTCGTCCAAGAGTTTGAGAAGTTCGTCGGGTTCGCGCGCGCCGCGATTTGCGTGGCCATCTGTGAGAATGAGGGTGCCCGTCTTGTAGGTTCCGCCGACACTTGCAGCCAGCACCTGTTTAATGGAGATCAGGGCAGCCGACAGATTCGTACATCCGTCCGTAGTCAGATTATCGATCTTTGCGCGCATTACACTCTTCTCTAGTGCCGAGCAGACGACATTGGAGCTCTCGATGGTGGATCCGTCCCCGAAAGTGATTAAACTTACGCGGTCGGAGGGGCCGAGAAAGGGGAGGATCAGGTTGGCGGAGTGCTTTACATTTGAGAGCTTATCGCCGAATGACATGGAGTCGCTGATATCAATCACAAGAACAAAGTGCACGGGGGTGCGATCTGTTCCAGCATTGTCTGGAATCTTGATTTGGAGGGCGCAGGGAATATGGGTGCCAGATGTGGTGGGGTCGGAAAGTGTGATTAGGTTCGTTTCCATTTACGGGCTCGTGTTCTAGCCTTCCCTTTTTTGGCGCGCTTTGTCAATTTTTTTCTAGAGATGCCACGGCCACGGCCACGGCCACCGGCCTTCTGGGACTTGTATCCCTTTAGTTTCATAGGCGGCCCAGGATCGAGAGGGATATCATTCGAGTCATTATTCGTATTGATTACAACAGGCTTGCTGCCCTTCTTCGACCTAGGTTGCGTGTTCGGTGGCTGTGTGTTGTTGAGCCGGCCCGAATTAACCTGTGTGTCTAGGTTCGCCAGAGGTGGCTGTTCTACTCGCGTAGATTTTGCCAGAGGCGGCTGCGTAGATGTCGGAGAATTTTCCAGCTTGTTCCAATTTACAGGCTCATTCGAGTTGGCAACTGCAGTTTCCTCGGGCTCCTCGGTGGCAGGTTCCCCTGTGACATTTTCCCCCTCATTTAGAAATGGCGATTTCCCATTTACTAAGTTTTCCATTTTGGCCGGATCCCGATATTCCTCATTCATTGCATTCGACTTATCCTCCATCTCAGCGGGCCGTCCATTCACAACCTTTATTACACTGGGATATCCTCTTATTTTGAGGTCGGCGAAGTCCGTATTTGCAAGTTGCTCGCTATTGATGCTCGCCAGACCCCTCTTGCGCGGCTTGATTTTGTGTAGTTTGTCCCACAGGGCCTTATACCGGTGGCAATGCCCGCACGTATCGGAATAAATGAGCAATAGCATTTCTCTGAACTGCTCTATTTCATTCTTAAGGGCCATTATATCACTTGGGGCTCTAACATCTACCACGGACATTCCTATTATAGTATTTTAAAAAATATAGCTTGAATAGAGGAGATGCAGCAAAACACCATCGTGTGGCTGGTTTGTTTCATATTGTTGGCATATATAGTCTCATATTTCAGGTCCGAGCGCTACCAGTATGAGACGTTTCAGGAGAAACAGGCTCAAGGACCCGCGACTGCACCACCCACCGAGGTCGCCATTCCAGAGGTGGAATTGCCATATACTCGCAAACAGATAAATGACGATGATTATGAGCACAATATGGTATTCTTGGGTGAAACGGATGCTGTCCTGGAGGAGGGCCAGCGAAATAAGCTAATGTCCCAATACCCGATGGATTGGTCGACCCAGCCCCCGTCCTCTTCGCAATTCCAATCGGGCCTTGCCGGATTCAAGCAATCGTTAGACGACGCCAAACAAGATGTCCCGGATGAGCCAAAATCATACGACGCGGTCAATGGAAATTTAATGGCACCCCCCGACCTCTCTGAAACGGAGAGGGAGGAGCGCAAAATCCTCCAAACCTATAAGCCGAAGTTCCCACCGGGGCCCACTTCATATGATCCGCGTGACGTGAATGATCTAATAAAGCAACTCTACGACAAGAAGGGGCTCATACCACAGGTTCATCATAAAGAGGGCACGAACGTCTATGAGATCGTGGGAGTTCGGAAGGTGGGGGAGCATGTCAAATTCGAGGATGAGCCGGCGGATGCTGGCCCCGATCCCAATAAGAATGCCATGGAGTCGACTGCTACCACGCCCCCCGCCATAAAGGACAACTTTCAGAACAAGTTTTCGGGCGCGTCTAAGTGGACCCCCTCCCTCGAGCGAATGTTCACACAATAGTAGATGGGCGGAGGATTGTTCGGAACACACCTCTATCTGAACGTCAAGTGTCTCATTTTTTCGGCCTTTATCCTGGCCGTGTATTGGCTCCCGCACCCGAAGGCGTTCAGTCACGAGATCCTGATGGGATTTTTGCTGGCCACGTCGGCGTATATCATATTGGCCTGGTACGATGTTCTATACGATTGTAATGATCACCTCAAACCGACCCTCCTAGGCTGGCTCTCAAAGCCATTCAAGCCGAAAGAATACTCGGATGAATACGATAAACTCCCGATCAAAACGCAGAAAATCATACGGGGGTTTGATATCGCGGTGCTAAGTATTCTGGTGATTACCTTCGTGCTGCCTTTCATCATGAAGCGGCGCTAGCGAGGGTGTCTAAACCTTGGCCCACATAGCCCTATAGGAATGGAGACATGGGTCGTCGATACGAGAGAGCGCGAGTTCATTGCCCGTAGCTCTGCACCATTGACGACAAGGACCCTCTCGGTTGGGGACATTTGGATCGGCCTCAGTGGCGAAGACGTGCGCCCCGGTGGTCTTGTGATTGAGCGAAAGACGGCGGCGGATCTGGAGGCGTCTGTTCTCGACGGGCGCTACCGAGAGCAGCGCACCCGCCTGCTCACGTATTGTAAGCAAACCGGTGCCAGGCCCCTCTATATTATCGAGGGGGATCTGGATCGCATGCAGGGCCGGTTCACGGAGACGACTCTGAGGAAATTCATCCATCGCCTCCAACTCCGCTATGGGGTGGCCGTGATTGAGACGACCTGTTTGGACAATACGATTCGCCTGTGTCGAATCTTGAAGGAGCAGTTGGAGGCGGAGCCGGGCATCTTTTTACTAGAGGACGGCTCACAGAAGGAGTATGCCCAGGTTGCGCACGTCCAGAAGTCGAGCAATCGCGACGACCCGAAGATGTTTGTGTCATTGGCCCTACAGATATGCCCTGGCGTGAGTGGCGCCGTCGCTTTAGCAATCGTGGGCGCATTCGGTGGCACGCTCGGCGGCGTCCTGGGGGCGACGGAGAAGGACATTGCCGATACCATGTTAGGTTCCAAGCGGCGAGTGGGGCCGGTGGTGGCGAAGCGTCTATACGCGCTTCTTCATGCGTGAATACTTTTGAGTGGATCGCAATGGAGCCCCTTGTCTGTGCGCCGATAGATCGTATTATGCATATTATAGATATAGCTACTATCGCGATTTAGAAGGGCCCGCTTGAATGTGACCAGATTTGAAAATGTGCTCCTAGAGATGCCTATAAAGTGGTCGCTCTTACTGCAAATAAAGAAATTTATGGCGGCATTTAACTCATACTCATATGTGGGATCGAAAAAATACGTGGGGGCTATGTCGTTTTTCTTGAAATGATCGCGGACGCTTGTATGGGCTTCGCCTGTTGTGAAGAACACCCTGTTTTTGGGAATGTCACTTTCCAAAAACATTGTTATCAGTGTATTGATATCTATTAGGAGCGTTTCGCCATAAAGAACACGCTTTTGCGTATTGTATTTTACCCAGTCTGTTTCTATTCGCACGTGGAATGCCGTCTGTATTATATGCGCATCCAATACGTGTTCATATTTTGGATTTATTTTTAGGGCATCTAATACATGGCCCTCTAGATCCCCCCATGTGTTCGCTATTCTCTGTTTAATCGCTCTATCGCAACTATGTTTCCACAGATCGATTACATTATCTATAATGACCGAACTCGCCGGAATATTTTTGTCTAATATGATAAGGTCCAGGCCTTTATTATGAGGGCGCATGGCGTTATTAAAGTGTTCTATGTCGTAAATTTCGGAAAAGAGTATGGGCTTTTTCCAGCCGAATGCGGGGTTTATGATGGGCAGTTGTTTATCTATTGCAATTTCACAGGCGCTGAAGAGGCAATATAATTTATTACAGAGGCCCCCCTCCAGTTTTATCCTCAGATACATCTACTATTGGTGTCGATTCGGCATTGAGCTTATCGGCCACAGCGACGGCAGGAGCCTCGGCGGCCTCGGCGGCCTCAGCGGCCTCAGCGACATCAGCTGCGACCTTGGCCCTCATTGCAGCTTTGGTATCTAACTGAGGCCGAAACGACCTCATTAACATTCTGCCGACATAGATCAATAACGCAAATACAAAAATAATCGGCAAAAATAATAGAAACCATCCTACGCCCCCATACCCGGAAGAACATACCCATTGTATTAGCGCCAACCATATTATATTAAAGATCGTAAATATGCCGATTGCTCTTAGAGGTCGCCCCTTTCTAAACATATACGTTGTTAGTATGCTGCTCTGAGCACCATACAGCAATGTTGGTATATGTATCTCCATACTATTCCCGCCAACTTTTAATCACCCAAATTTCCACAGATCGGCAAGAACATTGGTGGTACTCGATGTCTGAGACGGCATCCCATTCCCTATTGGTTTCGGGGCAGGCCGAGTGATTCCCTCGATAAATGCGTCGGGGGGCCGATAGTCGGTAATAGATCGCGCCACGGCAGGTGGTGGCTGAACGGCTGCAAACGACACAGACGGCCCCGTAGCCCCCCGCTTCCCCTCCTTCCCCTTCTTACTCGTCGAGGCCGCTGGCATCATTGCCTGTACGATAGGATTTTGTTGCCGATTATATTCTGTCTCGTAGTGCCTCCAGGAAATGTGGAGAAGATTCGGATATGTATAGCGGACAATGAAGCCACTCTGTCGTAACATGTGTACAATATATACGATACAATCTTGAAGATCTATGACGGGGAGGCCGATCACGAACGGCGGCACATTATACACTATGGAATTGGCATTGCCCGATAATTGCGCCGTGTGATAGATACGTGTATGGATCTGGTTCAAGATCTGGTTATACGCCTTGAGCCGCGCCTTATCCCTTGTCGCGCGCTTTTCAAAAAGTTGTTTTGGTTCTAAATGGGGGGTCGTATCCTTGCCACCCCCGAACATATTCTATATGGATGTTTGGTTTTATGATATTTCGCGAAGCATAATAGATGGAATATATTATTCCGATCGTGTTGATTGAGGCATTTGGGGATTATAATTTGGCCGAATTTACAAAAACGAATTCTGCCACAAATATTGGTCTAGGATTCGGTTCCTATGCAGCCGTATTATTGATTTTCATTAAGTCGATACGTAAAATGGGTCTGGGGTGGAGTAATGCAGCATGGGATGGCTGGTCAAATCTGGCAACCGGTCTTGTCGCTGTATTTGTTTTAAAGGAGCGGCCATCCATCATGCAAATTTGGGGCATGATCTTAGTGTTTTTGGGCTTAATGCTTCTCGGCCTTCACGGGACAAAGGCCAAATAACACGGGCAAAAGTGGCCTCTAAAAGTGTTTACCACCTCTAAGATGATGCTGCCTCCCCGACGGATCGCCCTCAGTGGCGGGGGCATGAGAGGCCTTGCACACGTGGGCGCCCTAATCGCCCTGGAAAAACACGGGATGTTAAAGCGGGTCAAGGAATACGTCGGGACAAGTGCAGGGGCGATGCTGGCATTATGTATCATCATTGGATACACGTTTTCCGAGTTGCGCACCCTGTCCATCCTCTTCAACTTTGCCCTCTTGCAGAATATCGATTTAGATAACATGCTTGAAATCGTCGAGAAATGCGGCGTAGATGATGGTTCGAATCTGAACCGGTTTATTTCAATCCTCCTCCGCACGAAAGGCTACCCCGAGACGATCACATTTGAGGAATTTTATGCGAAAAATGTGGACGCCTTGAATCTGAGAGTATATGCCGTGGATTTGACGAAATGTACATACACCGAGTTCAGTGTTCGTAATACGCCCTCGATGGAAATGCGCATGGCCGTACACGCTTCCATGACGATTCCCTTCCTGTTCGTTCCGGTGGCGGATCCTGTTTCCGGCGCGAAATATGTGGACGGGGCGGTCGTGGCACATTTCCCGTTTCATCATCTAAGCTCGGATGAAAGGGAGGAGACGCTCGGACTAACGTTTGCAGATGGCGAGGGGACCTCTTCCACGCCCGATACGTCCATAGTGTCCTTCATTTTCAGGATATATATATCAATATATCATCACCAGAACGAGGCGCTAAAGGTGGCATGGAGACATCGGATCATATATATCCCGTGCGGGAATTTCCCGGCCCTGTCATTTGATGCAAGTGAAGATGACAAAATGTCTCTGATTGCTGCCGGAGAGGGCGCCGCCGATGCTTTCATCACCAGTGGAAAACATTTGGGAGCGCGGCCCACAAGAAGAAAATCTATGCCCTGAATATAATGCCAGGAACTCGTCGCAAGCATGCGTCTAAGCGTGGAACTATGAAGGCGAAGAGCGGCAAGGGGTCGTGGGTGACGCACATGATGAATGTGTATAAGAGCATGAAGAAGAGCAACCCTGCAACCAAGCTGGGCGATGCAATGAAGGCTGCGAAGAAGAGCTACAAGAAATAAATATCACCGGCTGGCCATGATTATATTGTGTAATTTACTACAAGTATATTACACAAATGAGCAGGTTTCATACGTTTACACGTTTCCACCGAGCGTAGTGTTCAGGAACTCCAGGAACCCGGCGCTGGTGCGTTCGCCCTCATAGGCCTTCGTGGTTCCATCGGGCAACTCGAGCAAGAACGTGGGAAATCCCTTTATCTGCTTCCCCTTCGCCTTCTCGGGCTCCTTTTCGGGGGATACCATCTGAATGACGCATTTCTGGCCATTGATTGTATAGGGGGATTTGTCCATGACCTTCTTGAATTCCGGCTTGGTCTTCGTGCAGTGGCCACACCAGTCGGCATAATACATTGTGAATGTGGGATCATTGGGGCTCTGAAAACCCTCCTTGCCGGTGGTCATAATATAGTAATTCACCGCTATCAAGAGAACGACGACGCCGATAATTATCCACGTTTTCGTTCGCATTTCTATATATATTCGATATTAAAGTTCGGGGATTTGAGCGCCAACCTACAGCGGAGCCACCTACAGCGGAGCCAACCTACAGCGTAGTCTCAGTAACATGCGGGGCCCCATATACTGGCATAGACGGAACAGAGCCAGGCCCCCGTTTAATCCCTACAAAATACAGGTCGCACGTCTCGGCATTATAGTAAGTCTTCCACACCGAAAAACTCCGATTAAGATCGAGTACAGCGTCGAGGTCGACCCTCGTAAGGTTTTTATAGTAGTCGACCATATCATCTAAATTGCCAAGTGTGCCGTATGAATCCTGGGGACTGGTTCGGCGCGTCCCGTGTTCATTGCGCCCAGTCGATGCGCATGTAAAACAGAACAGGCCATCCGGCTTGAGCATGTCGTATATTTTAAGAAAGGATTGCTCGTATTCAGGATCGTGTTCGAAGCATTCCGTAGATACGATCGTATCAAAATGGCCTGCCTGGAAGGGCAAATCCTTCGTTTTTGATACGATCGTCACATTCGGTGCCGATATGACATCATTTCCAGTATAGTCACAGCCGTTGAATAGGATCCGGTTATTTCCATTGATATCTCCAGAGCCGACGTCGAGGACGACTTTATTTGAGAAATAATCTGGGAAATTGTTGGAGACGAAAAAAGTGAATGCCTTTGCCTGATCGTGCATATTCTATAGCCTGGTTAAACAATAATTCTGTATATTATACATAAATGTTGATTTTTAGAAACGGGCTATGGATCGATGTAAGCCTACCGGAATGTATTGATCCAGCATGGTCTGTTGCCGAGCAGATCTGGATGGCCCATTTATTAAAGTCGGGGCTCACGTTTGAGGCTGCAGAGGCGATTATTTATGAGGGGTTATCTGGGAAATAGCATTGCCGCCCAGAGAACTAGAAAGAATAGGATTGTGTGGATAAAGAAGCCGGTCGAGGTTGGGCACCCGCCGCTGTCGGCGATTTCTACTAGCCACCCGAGCCCTTGGTCGGTCATTTTAAATGTCTCAGGGTTTGCTATAATGAAGAAAATAATAGTGGAGTAGAAGGCATATTTGGCTTTTAGGGCATAATTCGGACCTTGTCCCGTCATTCTTTTTGGAGGGAATATTATTGTTGCGCTTGCTACGCTTGTGCCTTCTGAGCCTCTCTGGCCCTATAGACACGGAGTTCTGCAGCGGTCATCGCGCCACCTGGAGGTTCCTGTACTGGAGCCACGGGGACCACGCCATCCGGATTTCGATCTGGCATTGCCACAACCGGTCGAGCCACCGCTTGTAGGGTCGTAGTAGTCGACCTTTGGGTTGTGGTTGACCTTTGGGTTGTGGTCGCCTCTTGGGCATCCGCCGCCTCAGCGACTTTAAGCGCTTCTACAGCAGCCACCGCATCCGCCACCGCCCTTTTCTCTTTCATTACGGCCTCACGCGCAGCCATACGTGCCTCTGCAGCATGTGTTTTATCGGCGATCTTGGATGCCCGAACGGCGGCTATTGCCACAGCCTTTGCAGCAGCCTCTTTGGCCTTTGCATCCGCCTGTACTTGCTTTGCCTTCGCCACTGCCTGTGCAGTGACAGCCTTCGCTTGGGTCTGTGCCTGGGCCACAGCAGCTTTCGCCTGGTTATTGGCGCTTTCCGTTGCAGCCCCGATTTTACCCTTAACCATTTGAGAATATACCGACATTTTCTGCCTCAAAGCCTCACTTTGAGCCCTATTGCGTTCAATACTGGTATTCAGCTTTGCCTCAAGCTGTGCCACCTTTGAAGCCGGCGCAAAAGACCCTCGAATTGCCGCGGCCCTGGTCTTTTCGGCGTCCAAGTCCAGTCGCTCCTTTTCAATATTCGCGTTCGTTTCATTAAAGCTCTTCTTCAGCGACTCTAGCTCGGCTGTGAGTTCAGCGACCTTCGTGTCTGAAATTTTGGTCCGGTCTAACTCCATTCTCAGAGCGGCCGTTGCCTTCTTTGCCTCTGCAAGAGACCCCCTCAATTCGTCCAATTCGGCAGTATTCATCACCTTTTCCCTCGCCTTATGCCGCTCGACATGGACCTGATCGCCCAGTTTGGCCACCTCTATGCCCCCCATTTTGAGTTTCTCTGATAGCACCTTTTCGGTCGTACCCTGTGTTTCAACCACCACTTTAATAATTTCATGTATGGTGCTAAAAGGGTCGCGCGACGCCTCAAGTAGTTGCGATTTGTTCTGCTTTTTCAAAAGTGTGCGGATTGAATTATCATTTTGAATATAATATAGTAATTTCATAATACCCTCCGTATTATATAGCTTTAGGGCATCTTTATTATCAAAAAATACCTGTATTTCTGAGGGGATTTGTTCAGGATAGTCCTGTATATATTTCGCCAAAACTCCGTCGGTAACTTCGGGGACGTTGGCATCTGAGAGTGTTTCGACGAATTCCGTGGGATCCATCGGCTCATACTTTTTATAGGCGGGATTGGATTGTTTGGCCTGTAGCATCATAAATACTACGAGATTTGAGAGCTCCTTTGAGGACTTTTTGGCGGTAATTTCCTTTGGGCCAGACTCAGACCCAAGCCCCTTATTCGTTTTACAGGAATAATTAATATTATCATATAGCCGTATGAAATTCCGCAAATTATTTTCATACGCCCTCTTCCAGCGACTATTACGAGGCGCATTTGAAAAGCGACTACGCAGTGTCTCGATACGCTTTTCCATACACTTCTTGAATATCTTCATGTCGCCGCTTATACACAATTCCATAACATTATTCTGACATAGCACATTCGAGGATCCGTGCGCAAAGACGTCTGAAAAGATCCGTTTGGCAGCCTCAATGTCGACGTGATTTCCTGGGTAATATCCGTAGGAAAACAGCACGAAATTCACGCCCTCTGATTCGGGCTGATGGGTGTGACCATGTTCATTTAGAATGACCTGTTCTGAAAAGCTGCCGCAACTAATTGTTATATAGTCGGCATAATTATTCGAACTGCCATGTACCATCTCTAATACTATATACGAAACTATATCGGGCTAAAGCCTACGCACCATATTAGAATAGAGAATGGCACAATTGGGTACATCCAAATTGTGCAATCCTTGGAATACGAAGAATTCGATTATTACGCCCGGCGAGATTATTAGAATACTCCGAGAGTATGGCTTGAAGAGTATCCCATCAGACCTTTCACTATTCAAACAGGCTTGTGTCCATACTAGTTACGTGGACAAGTCGGAAATATGGGTGAAACAGGAAGAACCGATGGTTCTTGCTGAACGCCCAGATGGTTGTTTGCCCTTGCAGAGGGCGGACAATGAGGAATTGGAGTATGTCGGCGATAGTATTCTCAGCGGAGTAGTTGGCACATATTTGAAGGAGCGTTTTAGTGGCCAGGGGGAGGGTTTCATGACCAATCTGCGAACTGAGATCGTGAACAATGATCGTCTTGGGGAACTCGCCGGTAAGATCGGCATGCAGAAGTGGTTGGTTATTAGTCGCCATGTGGAGGACGTGTGTAATGGGCGCAAGAACCTTCGTCTTCTCGGAAGTATGTTCGAGGCGTGGTTGGGCGCAATGTATTATTCTTATGGCAAGGGGGGGGCGGGCTTCGAGGCCACGCAGACGTTTGTTATCAATGTTCTGGAGCGCCATATTTACTTCGTTGAGCTCATTACGAAGAATACGAACTATAAGGACCAGCTCCTACGCTTCTTTCAGGCTAAATACCATCAGCCTCCGCGATACAAGGTTGTTCAGGAAGAGGGGCCGTCACATGATAGGATGTTTACGATGGGTGTTTTAGACACGAAGGGTGCCGTCATAGCTTCGTCGGCTGCCAAGAATAAGAAGGAGGCCGAGCAGGAGGCCAGTCGTTTAGCATTGGCGATATTATCTGCTCCTATGTAGTAGATGCCAAAAGCAAAAAAGGCACCGGATGCGATCTTAAAGGAGGTGGCTGCCAGTAAGGAGGGTGGGCCACCACAACCACTGCCAGTTATTATGAGTATGTTTTCAAAGGGGCCCGCTGCCGCTAGGTCCGCTGCCGCTAGACCTGCTGTCGCTAGGCCCGCTGCCGCTAGGCCTGCTGTCGCTAGGTCCGCTGTCGCTAGACCCGCTGCTGTAGAGGCACCTGTTGCTGAGGACAACACTGACCTAGACGTTGCAGAAGTGCCCGTAGAAGCGCCCGCAGAAGTGCCCGTAGAAGCGCCCGTGCCACGGAAGTTCGCCTTCAAAAAGACCATTGCAGCCCAAACCGATGCCGCCGCCGTTATAGCTGCCATGAAAGAGGAAGTCAGAGAGCCCCCCTATGAAATTGCTTTACCGCCGGCATATATACCCGATTCGCGCAGATCTTTCACGGGTTTTATCCAGAAAACCTACGAAGAATACACATTACCTTCCGACACGCCCACACCAAGTGGTGAGAAATACCCATATCAGAAGTTCGTCAGAGAATACATGCGCCAAGAGACACCCTATAGGGGCGTATTAGTATTCCACGGCCTCGGCACGGGGAAAACCTGTACATCCATCGCCACGGCGGAGGCCCTATACGCCGTGGCCCACAAGAAAATCATCGTTCTCACAAAGGCCTCACTCAAAGACACATATTTAGAGGAAATCTCAAAGTGTGGTTTTCGCCATTTCAGACTTGAAAATCACTGGGTAAAGTTCGATAAGGATCCTGCAACGATCCTGTTCGCCCAGTCCGTCCTTTTGATCCCCCAGAAGCAGATCAATAAACAGACGGGGATCTGGCTACCGGATTTCAGAGCCGATAGATTGCCCAACTATTCCGAAAAGACGGCGCAGGAACAGACCGAAATTCGCGAGCAAATTAACTCGATTCTTATTTGGGATGAAAAGACAAATCCGAGTGGTCTGATCCGTTTTATAAGCTATAACGGCGGCACGGCGGAGGATTTGAGAAGTCTCGCCGCCGACACCCCTGATGCCTTTGATAATGCCGTGATCGTTATAGATGAAGTCCACAATCTTATAAGTAACATTCATATGGCGATTGACAAGTTTCTGCTTCCAACTAAGGGGCGCGATGGTAAAATACGCGCGCCTCTTGAAACGATCGATAATAACAAGTGGAAGCCACAGGAGGGACGCACATATTCTCGTGGCTACCTATTCTATCGTATTCTGCTTGGGGTAAAAAATACGAAGATCGTCGCTTTGAGTGGGACGCCTATTATTAATTCCCTAGAGGAGGCTGGGATCTTAATGAATATTCTACACGGGTATATACCGACGCTGACATACAAGTATAGCAATGAAAAGGTAATGGCGAAAAATCGGTTTCTGGATTTTGTGAAGGTCGAGAATGGATTAGCAACTTGCACGCTTCTCCCCTATGGAATTGAGCAGAGTGGGGATGGGGTGAAACGTGTGGAGAAGCCGACGGCGATGAGCGAAATTATCGCGGAGTTGGAAAAATCGTTCGGGCCCACGCTGACGAATGAGGCGAAGATTGTTTTGCCGCCGTTTGGCGAACAATTCCGCGAATTATTCATCAACAGGGATAAACTACAGAATAAGATGGTTCTTGTGAAGCGTTTATCTGGCCTCATTTCATATTACAAGGGGGGGCGAGAGGATCTGATGCCCAGAATAAAGGTGGATGAGATTGTGCGTGTGCCGATGAGCGCCTTTAGTATGGCTGGGTATACGGAAGTGCGGTCGGAAGAAATAAAGAAGGAGAAAAAGCCGACTAAAGATTCTGGAGAGGAGGATGAGAGTAAGACGGCGAATTATAAAATGGCGTCGCGACAGGCGTCTAACTTCGTATTTCCGTCGAGTGTTACTCGGCCGAGGGCCAGCAATTTGCGCGAGGAACTCACAGAGGCTGTTGGAAATGAGACCGATTTGCTTACGACGGATGCTGAGAAATTAGCGGCCGCTGCTCCTGTAGCTCCCGTCGCTGTTGCTGTAGGTGGGGCAGGAGATGGGAAAGAGGCCGAAGAAGAGGCCACCGAAGAGGAAGCCACCGAAGAAGAAGAAGGCAAAGAGGCCGAAGAGGCGGAAGAAGAAGGCAAGGAGGCCGAAGAAGAAGAAGCCACCGAAGAAGAGGGCAAGGAGGCCGAAGATTGTAAAACCGGTCGCAAAAAGGGCGAGGCATACCCAGTAGCCCTAGAGCGCTCAAAGGCCTGTCTACAGACAATTGCCTTGAATAATATGAAGCTCGGCGGCGAGAACGGGCTAGAGAAATATTCACCCAAATATGCCGAAATCATAAAGCGCATTCGCGCGGCCCCTGGCTCAAGTCTGGTATATTCGCAGTTTCTTCAGATGGAGGGAATAGGCATATTGGAAATCGCCATGAAAGTAAACGGCTACGATGCGATCGAACTCACCCAAGATGGCCTCTCATTTACGCCAGAAACACTGGCCTCCCTCCAAAACCCGGAAAAAAACGGATTTCGGTTCATTCGTTTTTCGGGCGGAGAGGATCCCAAAATAAGAAAGGCGCTCATGAACGTCTTTAATGCGAATTATTCCAAACTTTCCAAAAATATCCAGGATGCTCTGAAAACTTTCGAGAATAATCACACGGGACAACTATGCCGAGTATTCAGTATCACTGCAGCCGGCGCCGAGGGCCTTTCTCTAAAGTGCGTTAGAGCCGTCCATATCATGGAGCCCTATTGGAATGACGTGCGTCTGAAACAGGTGAAGGGGCGTGCGGTTCGTATCAATTCCCATATTGAATTGCCCGAAAGAGATCGCGATGTGAGTATTTATACATATGTGAGCGTATTTCCAGAGGATTTGAAGGCTGACGTCACACTCCACAGGGACATCATTAGTGCCGATAATATCACGATGAAGGACACGCTATCGATAACGGCCCCTGACATAAAAAACTATGTGCTCACGACAGACGAAATGATTTTCCTGATCGCCCAGCGAAAGAAGCGTTTGATAGATGCCTTCGAATGTTTGATGAAATCCGCCGCCGTGGATTGCCCTCTAAATCACGCGGAAAATGACGAAGAATATCAGTGCTTCTCTCTCAAAGGGGCTGTTGGCGGATTTCTCAGTCACCCTGACATTGTTCGCGATATAACCGACACGAAGGCATCTTTCCCCACACAGGATACATCTATGTTTGCCTCATGTGATAAGACGCCAGTCATGGAAGAGGCTGCTGCCCCTGTGGCCTCCGTGGCAGCGAAGGCCGAATTGAAACCAAAGGGCCTTTCATTTTTCGCTTCTAAGAAATCTCAACCGGCATCGAAGCTGACCTCAGCCGCATAATAGTATCTTGTTCCAGAAAATACCCTATGAGCTTGATGAGAAGTTTGATGACCATTGTTAGATGCAACTGATGTTGACAGGGACGCAATTTTTCTTAGCCACATCGGTCTAAGGCATTAGCCCCCTTTTATGTTAAGATGGAGCCCCCCAAGCCTATAGGGACCGAACCCGAACCCAAGCCTATAGGGACCCAAATCGATCCCTCCATAAAAACGCTGTATCTCTTGTGCAATCCTGCAAAAGAGAAAGAGCGCTTCAAACGTGTACTATTTACAATCCTCATGTCTGGTATTCCCAAAGAGCTCATACAAGTCTCGTCGCCCACTTGGTCAGACACATTGACCAATGACATCATTTTCAGAGTATATGATCCGTATCTGAAGCGTGGCAATCTGCCGACATTTAGCTTCAAGGCCCCCCGTCTCTCAAAGGGCGAAATATCTCTAACACTCAACTTCTTTTCGGCAATCCAGGCAGCCTCCAAAAATCTGGCCGAGAATGAATCCATTTTGGTATTTGAGTCGGATGTATATCTTCGCCGAGATTTTGTCCCGAGACTGAATGGAATTATGCGCGATCTTTCTGGCCAAGAGTGGGATTATGTGAGTTTGAGCGAGGGCGTTGGGACGCGGCCGCCAGGGTGCGAGGAGAGCTATTATCAGCCGACCAAGCTGTTCAAACCGCCCCACCAGTGGGTATTTCGTTGTACGGATTCCATGCTCCTGAGCAAGAGGTTTGTCGATAAACTCGTGACGACGCTCATACCCTTTAAGGAATGTCTGGACTGGGAACTGAACTTTCAGATTATGATACATAGGGGGGTGAGTTTCTGGGCAGATCCGCCACTCGTTGAACAGGGGACTTGTTTTTCTAGGGATGAAACCCTTCTCAGCTGATCCTGCTCTCAGAAGAGCACCCTGCTCAGAAGAGCACCCTGCTCAGAAGAGCACCCTGCTCAGAAGAGCACATTCAGATATCCATAGCCATCGTTCTCGAGTTCCTTTATCTTATTCTCTTCCATAACAATTTCCACAATATGCGACAAGGACCAGTTATATTTAGAGATTGCAGCTTTAAGTAAAAATATGCAGGAAATCGGATGCGTTGTAATAATATGCTTTAGAGTTCTATTGACTAGATACATTGCTAATAACTACATATATAAAATATGGAGTTAATCTAAACCATGTTCCAAGAGTTGGGGAATTGCGCCCGTATCAGATCGCTAATTAGCTGGGCGAAATCGAACATCTCTTTTCTGGCCCCCCCATCTGCCATAATCCTATTCAGAAAATCATATGAAATGAGTGTCCCATATTCAATGAACTCAACTAATATATTCTGTGGCAATACGCTCATCGCGGTGCTCTTATCGACACCGGCACAAATGAGCATGTTATAAGAATATAGCCCAGATGCCGTGCCCCATTTATATAATTCACGAGTATATACATGTGTTCGAGCAGATCTTATATTGCCGGGTATCCACACATCCAATGGCTCAGGCAAATCCATTTCTGTCCTATGAAGTCCCGGGCCCAACTTGACCCATTCTTTCATCAAACATAGAGGCATTTTAATACGAAAACGTACTAAAAGCTCTTTTATATCTCCGTGATCAGAGCCGATTGCATCCAGAAGTTGAACACTTCCAGCATCCTTTACTGGGAAATTTGCGTGTAGATTGAACCCGTCCATACTATTGAATAGTATCGACGCGACCTTAGACCAACGCGCCCTTAGACCAACGCGCCCTAAGTGTTATCGGGCCTCAGGCGGGCAGCGGAGTCCATATCCCGTGTTATAATTCGGAAGATAATCTGTATCTGATGGCTCATATTCATTAGGCGACCCGTTGACACGGAGGGTGTCGAGTTGAGAGCGGCCAAAAATGTCGAATTACTTGCAGACGCTCCACCCCAGTAGGCAGGAGTTACGGCGCCAGTCGTGGGGCTATTGAATTTCGATCGGATTATTATGAAATTGCTGTAACCCACCTTATTGGAGCCCGTCTTGAAGTGGTATGTTCCACTGGTCGAATATACTTGCGCAATATCAACGATAGTATGACCTTCTTCGCGCTGTAAGAATGATAGGAAATCCGTAGTCGCTGCTCCCCCGGCGAAGCCGGATGGCATTGTCAGATTTTTTATGACAATTTTGTCACCCTGGGTCGCCGTGAATTGCGAGAACCATGTCGATGTCTGGAGCCAGAGATATTCGCCCGAGGTATCCGTGTAATATGTGCCGGTCACAACTGCGCCCCCCCATACACTAGTGGCAAGCTGTGCCGACGTCACGACGCCACTGATATCAAGCGTGTCAGGACACGTCGAATATTGCGTTCCATCCGGCTTCTGTATCTGAATGGTCATCTTGTTCAGAGTCGCCAGAGGAGCGGGGTGGTATATTTTCTGGCATTTCAGAAACTTTGGTATCATACGTGTAAATCCCTTGTTCTTGAGGCCGGTGTCCGAACTCCAATAGGCATCGTAGCTGATCACACCGAACGCGTTGTTCAGCCCGTCATTTGTGCCGTATCCGTTCGTATTGAGTTCATCTATGCGCACCTGGAGGTACGGGTAGGAGAAGGCATTAATACTATAGTCGGTGTCATAGGTCGAGGCACCCGTCTTCGTGGTCAGGACCTCGCATGCCTCTGTGGGCATGATGACCTTTACGAGTTCGATGCGGGATATGTTTTTGAATTTGATATATGTGGAGGGGGACAGGCCAAATCCTGGCCGATTGTTTGCAGGGTCGAAATTCACGACGAAATTGTAGCGATTTTCGGTGGAAATCGTCGTCCAATCGCGATCTGCACTATATACGAAAAGATTGAACTCGTTTTCCTTGTATTTTATCACATCGTCTTGGGCTATAATAACGTCCTGGGGCTTGCTGGCATACGCGCGTGATGGGTCGAAAATCGTCGGATTTGCTTCGGGTGAGCGACTGGGACCGCCTGGGCCACCAGGGCCACCAGGGCCACCAGGGCCATAGCTAACCGGCGCTTCGCGACCGCCGAGGCCACCCGCTTCTCCGCGGCTAGGGCCGCCGAGGCCACCCGCTTCTCCGAACAAAACTTGGCGCCTGTCCGGAGGCACACTAAGGATGGTATTCGTATCGCCACCCACATATCGAGACGCCTCCCGTACAGAAAGGGCGCTACTATCCTTTTGCCGAGCACTTGCCTGCCCCCCTCGAAATATATCATCCGACTCAAGGCGCCGTTTCATATCCTCGGGCATCGGCTTCTCCTTCACCACAAGCGCCGTCTCTTCGGCCCGCTTCGCCTCCAACTCCCGCTGTTGCTTGAGCAGTTCAAACTGGCTCAGCGATGACGGCGTATTTTCGTCCTCCAGGCTGAGTTGAAAGTTCGGGGCCACCGGTGGCGCCCCTCGACCTCCCTGACGATCCATCTGCATCATCTCAAATCGCGAACTGACGTCGGTCCTGATCTTATCCATCTCGGCCTCATTGCTGGGATTGGACGTCGATTGACGCCCGAGATACGCCAAATAGTCCGGAACCACCGACTGAAGAACCTCCTTATTAAATCCGGGTAGCGTCAAAGAGGGTGAGTTATCGAACACCTCCGTCATATAGTGGTCAATGGTCTTATTGAGACGAGCCCGCTGTTTATCGTCCAAATCGGTGCCCACGCGCCGCTTGAAGTCATTTACCAATAATTTCGACAACAACCTCTTATTTTCGCTTGAAAACATGGCGTCCTTTGATTGAACTTCGGCCATTCCTTTCTAATATATACGTTAAAGTTTTACAGATCCAGTCGCAGACACTGATCATGTGGAAAATAACCACCTACGCATTTTGAGCATATCGTCGTCCGTTATTTTCCTCCTCACAAATGTCTTGAGATCGTCTCCGGCAAGCATCCGGATGATAAAGTAAAGGGAATACATCCCGCACTCCGTATTCTTGGTCTGAAGGCGCTTGGCGCTATAGGACAACTCCTTGATCGAATACTCATGTGTCGTGAGCCATTTCATGAACTTGGCGATGTCCTTTGGGACGGCGGCTCCATAGGAATCGAAATAGATACACGACTTTTTCTTGATATCTATGAAATTCGCCACCCAGTGACTCCCTCCCTGATAGTGCCTATCGAGATTGTAAATAATTCCGACATACTCCGTCCCCTTGTGTACGGCATCATTCAGCCTGAATTGACAGATCTCATTTATAAGGCACTCTTCCGATTTCTGTTTATATGGATTTTTCGCCGCGAAATCAATCGGCAACGGCCCTATGAATTCGAAATTACTGAAGGCATCCTCATATTGATTCATAACATCCAAAATATTTATACTATCGAGCCATGTGTCCGGCTTTTTGAACCATTCCTTCGGCATGGGCGGCCGTAGATATTCCTTTTTCGCCTTGAGCTTTTCAGCATGTGATAGTGGCAGTGCATTCAAAAATGCGTGTTCATTCATCGGCTTCACGCCCACGGCGTCCTCTATTTTACGGCGGAGGTCCGTGGTGAGCGTCAGCCCCAGTGCAGCCGCGGCCTTTTCCAGAATATTCCTGGGCAGACATCCCTCTGCAGGCCGATTGGGGCCAATTTTGGGATGACATTGCTCTGGGCCCGGATCCGGTAGATGCATCCTATTGATTCTAAATATAGTTTAGAATGAATACGATTGATGTGAATTTAACATACTTCTTTTACATTGTTTTTGCGCCCCTGTTATTGATAGAACTCATATTCGGCGTATGGGTCATATTCACAACACCCACGTCGCTCATAGCAAATCGCAACTCATATAATGCATCATATGCAAAGCGAGCCTATTAATTCCCAAGTATAGTTAGAAAACATGAAGGCGTCCGATCTATTCATTTCGATCATAGTCCTATTATTTGTTGCAGGCATTGTGCTTACATATTATTACATATCTACAAATATTGGCATGAATGACAATATGCTGGAAATACAGAATGCAATACAGAAAATCGCCATATGGGATGCCCTATTGATCGTCATATTGCTAATGATCAGTTTCGCATTTGTAATACGAATGGACATAAGTATTAATTACCTCCTGCTACTTGGTCACCTCAACCTATTCTTTTCCATTCTGGCAGTTGGAGTATCTGTCATAGTACAGAGCCGCAGGGCCTCATAGGGCATTTTTTCCCCAATACAAATAGGATGAATAATATTGCCGGATTTGCTTCGGGTATGGCATGTATAGGTGTGTTAGCTGTGCTCATGTTTTATGTCATAAATGGGCTCGTACAGACCCGCAACGTAGACACATTTGAAACGAATATGACACTCATAATGGGTCTCGCCATGGCTGCCGTGATATTTATGGGGATTTTCATATACTCCGCATTTCAATCGGATCTCTCTAAATGGCAATACATATATATGCTCTATCATTTCGGATTTCTAATATCGATGGTAAGCTTGGCGATGGCGACATTCGCCCAATATAGCCCTATTCCAGTGACTTAGAGTTCGCCTGTAAAATCGCGACAATTCGGTGCTGGAGACGGAACTTGCCGCTCCAGGCCCCCGAGCCAGGATGGATATGGAATGATACACCCTGTAGCTTGAACACGACTTTCACCCTTTTTCCAGGCTGAAGAACATCGGCATGGGTTGAGCCCATCGTCCATGCGCCACCAGAATAGAGGGGGATGCCCTGATTTTGGAGGGGGCAATATAAATGGAGGAAATGGTCGACGATGAATGGCTGATATTTCGCCTTAATATCCTGGATTTTTCGTACATGTGTGTCGAACCATTTTGTTTGATTTACATGCACTGCAGACAACAGCATATCCTGGAATTTAATGAGCTTATTCAGGATCTGGGGCACCTTCTCTAGCGAAAGAACGAGCTGGCCCGTCGCGTAGTTATAGGAGGCGACTTCTACACCTGGCAAAATGCAGACTAGCGATGGAAATGTGAATTCGGCATCTTTATATGCAAGCGGTATCATCGCCTTTGAGCCATTTGATAGGGTTCCTAGTTGGACATTTTCAACCTGGAACGTGTGCATTGGTATACACCATTCCATCTCTAATAGGGGTGGGGCGTATTCCTTAGACCAGGACTGAATGGCGGTCTAAGACATCTGTTCGTTCTATGACCAGATGGACAGCTTAAATATATGTTGGAGGGGGATGTCTGGCACGGGCAAAAAAACGGCCCTTCATGCCCAGTTGGAGGCTATAGCAAAGGTGCGCAATATCAACTTCTCCATTCAAATAAAAAACGGGGCGCCTATAGCTCCCGAAGAGGGGGAGGAGGAACAGGAGCAAGAGGCGGGCCAACTCTCATATGAAACATCGCTACTTCATACCGGCTTCGATATTGCCAGAATGTCCATGCAGGATAAACAGAAACTGCGGCCCATTCTCCAGAACATGGGCGCAGGAAGTCAAGTCCTATCAGGCAACCAGGGGCGCGGCTTCCGCATTCTCGTGCTGTATCACGCCCATCTTCTCAGCTCGGAATCCATCCTATTGATCCAGGCCTGTCTCGAGCAGAATGAGGGCGACATTTCGATATGGATGACGTCCGAGATGCCCGTGCCCTTGCGAATTCGCGACTGGTTTGTGGAGGTTCCGTGCAAAGGGGGCGACCAGACTTTCCAGAAGTTCAGCAAAATATCCGATATAAAGAGCGAGCCGATTGCTAGCTGGAACACGATATTTACATGCCTAATACATAAATGGGTGAATAGTCCCTATCCGAAAATCGGGGACATCGAGAAGGTGAAATCGTTCGTGTATGAGCTATTGATGCGAAATCTTCGCTGGGTGGAAGTCACGCATCACCTATTGGATGCGATTTTACAGCATAAGGATATAACCGACGCCCAGCGCCTATTGTGTGTAGAGGCTCTCGCGAAATGTGAGGCCACCTCTAGCGGATATACGATACCGAGTTATCGTATCCCTATTATATGGGAGGGCGTCTTCTTACAGCTAAGAACAATATTATATTGTGAATAGTAGGATGGTCCCCGTATTATTAAATGAACTATGCTCGACTGCTGTAAAGGCTCGTAGGATGGGCGATCAGATTAAGTGGGTCGATGACGAGATCACCAAGCACGATTTCAAGGTGCTAGAGACCCACGCGGCGGATGGCCAGTTTGATACCTTCAACTTGAAGGGGAATGTCATGGATGAGTATAAAAAGGGGAACTATACGATCGAGTGCAAAGTGTCGCCTTTGGCCCGTATTATAGCGGTGTTGCCGAAAGGTCGGACGATACCTCTGGATGACTGGACCCATATATTTCGAATGTTTGGGGGCGTACACAAGTGGAATATATATTGGTATGGATCCCCTGTTAAGCGCGAATTCCCTAAGCATAATAGCAATCTCGGGGCGGAGCATTTGAACGGCGGATATACCACGCTCTGCTCGACGAACGGCATATTCATATATCGCCTAGAGGAGGCCACGCGGGTTCTTATTCACGAGCTCCTCCATGCAGCCTGTTTGGACCCTAAGGGCGTTTCCATATCGCAGTCAGAGGCGACGATTGAAACGTGGGCGGAACTCATACTTATTGCCCATCGCTCGAAGGGGATGACGGCGGCTGCCTCGAAGCTCCTGGCGAAACAGCTTCAGTGGGTGGCCGATACGAACCACAAGGCTGCCACCGAGCATAATACGCGCAGCGACAATGATTATGGGTGGCGGTATTTGAACGGGCGGGAGGCAATCTATTCGAGCCTGGGATTCAAGTTGCCGGCTCCTCGTTCAAAGGGACAGACAAGTACCCGATTTACGAGTCCTGTGCTGGGGGACTAGAATTGGGACGGCCATAACGGAACTAAAATTTAAAGGGTATGGCCCTCTGAACAATATAGGAAAAATGGGTATTAAGGGTCTATATACGTATTTAAGAGGATATCGGAAAAATATAGAGCCATTTCAGGTTTCGCCAAAACGGATCGGTGTTGATGCTTTATCGCTCTTATATAAATATAAGGGCGATACGAAAGAAATCCTTTCGCTGCTAAAGGGCCTACATGAAGCTGGCCACAAGATCCTATTGGTCTTTGACGGAAAGCCGCCGCCAGAGAAGGGCCCGGAAATTCAGACGCGCAAGGATTTGAAGATGGGGGCTGCCGGCCAGGCCATGTTGATACAGGATTTTCTCAATACGACGGATGCCACGAGCCTCGACATAAAGGCGCGAAAGTTTCTCGAACAGAGTTTGAGCCGGTGTACGACACAGAGCTGGTATGTGACACGCGACATGCGGCGGGCATTCCAGGATAATTTATGGGATGCAGGCGTTCCATATGTGAAATCGATATCGGAGGCGGATGATGTTCTCGTTGATCTCTATAAGGGGGGGAAGCTGGACGTTATTCTCAGCACGGATATGGACTATTTGGCGGCGGGGGTGGAATGCCTTTGGACGCCTAGTAAGCTGGGGCAATTCGAGGAGATCCTATTGAGCCAGTTGATGCAGGGAGAGGGCGTCGATTACGAACAATTCGTGGATGTGTGTATATTGTGTCGAAATGTTACTTGCGAACAGGCGTTTACTTGGATGCGGCACTATAAGTCGATGGATGCCATCATGGATAGTAGTCTCAAAGGAATGCATCGATTGGAATATTCACTGGATATGGAGCGTATGAAATTTAGCCATAAAGAGGCATATTCGCGTATTCGCCCGGATCACTTGGAGCGAGTAAGGAATTTCCTGGACGCATTGTAGATGAATACGTTCAACATAGTGCTATATGGATGTATATTAGTCTCATATTTTTTCGTTCATACGCAATTTAACATGTACGTTCAGAATACCGGTGATAAGTTTTATACTATGAATAATTTCACGACGCCCAAAGTTTATGATTTATTACACGATATATTGCCTGATATACATACACATGAGTGGTTGACAAATGCAATGATCGGCTTGAGTTTTGTGCCACTTTTAGCTAAATGGAACGCCGGGTTTTTTATAGAATATGTCGGATTAATGCTCACTATTTTTATTATTAGAGATATTGTCATTAATTTAACGATATTGCCGAAACACGAGAAGTGTGAAGTTAGTACCGGCATCGTTTCTCACATAGTAGGAAATTGCTATGATAAGATTTTTAGCGCGCATTTCGCCGTCGTGTTTATGCTGTCTTTGATGTATTATTTATATAAATATATTACCAATATACCGGTCCTCATTATATGGAACCTCGCAAATGCTCTCATTATTATTGCGTCGAGGTCTCATTATACGATTGATATATTTGTGTCGATTTTAGTCTGCATGATCGTATATGACAGGGATCTCAGCATATTAAAGGCCCTGGAATAGGCTGGGAGTTGCTGTTTTTATTTCAAACATATGGTATATTTGAAATAAAAATCGGTCTTTGCAGGGGTTGAACCTGCGACTTTCCGGTTAACAGCCGAATGCTCTAACCAACTGAGCTAAAAGACCCGAATTCTCCAGAGCCGGAATCGAACCAGCGACTTGGGGAGATTTGCTGATTAGCAGTTTTATCTGCTACAATCCCCCGCTCTACCACTGAGCTACCTGGAGTATAGGCACCCTTGGTGCCTATTTCCATCTAGCATACGTGCCTTCGGCACCGAGCTACCTGGAGTATAGATAGTAGTGGCATGCGCCACCACTATCCAATACACAGCTACCATTCGCGCCTTCGGCACCGAGCTACCTGGAGTATAGGCACCCTTGGTGCCTATTTCCATCTAGCAGAGAGCTACCTGGAGTATAGGCACCTTTTGATCCCAAAAATACACGGAGTGGGACTTGAACCCACGCGGCTTGCGCCATTGGATCTTAAGCCCAACACCTTAACCACTCGGACATCCGTGTTTATGGCACGGATGTACCCTCGTTCTAGTGTAAGATAGAACTCGGACATCCGTGTTTACCCACTATCCATATTTACGCAGTCGCCACAGCCACGGGCGCCTTCACGTAGTGGCGGTTCAGGTAGCGCTGGAGGTTGAAATAGGTCAGCTCATCGCCATCGGGGATCGCCAGAAGCTTCTTCAGGGCTGCATCGGGCTTGATGTCGTGCTTGTTCTTCAGCTTGTGCTCGTTCACATACACGTTCACCGCCTTCGTCACCTGGGAACGGCTCATCAGTGTGCCATTGGGCTGGCCCAGAAAGGTGGTGAGCTCATCAGTCACCTTCACGGGGCGCTCGAAGATGGAAGGCGCACGGGGCTTCGCGCCCTCAGCGCCCTCCTCGGGCTTCACGCGACGGCGGCGCTTGCGCGCATCCTTCAGCTCGCGGTGCACACGCTTGTCGAGGCGCTTGGTCGCCGCGAGGAGCTCGTTCACTGTGTCGCGCACGGAGAGGAGGCGGGTCAGGGTCGCCTTGAGGTCCTCCTCAAGCGTGGTAGTGGGCGCAGCGGGGGCAGTAGTCGCCGGGGCCTGCACAACCGGTGTAGAGGACACTACTACTGCCGGCGCGGCGGCAGCGGGTGCAGCGGCCTTGGCGGCCTTCTTTGCAGGGGCAGCGGCCACGGCGGCCACGGGGGCCACCACAACCGGGGCGGCAGCGGCGGGGGCGGCCTCCTTCTTGGCGACCTTCTTAACGGGCTTGGCGGCGGAGGCGGAGGCAGTGGAGGCGTTCATCATACCGGGAGTAGAGGAACTATTGGAAGACATTTTACGCGTACTACCAGCTTTGTATGAGTTCAGTGTGTCAAATTTTTATTTGGTAGCGTTAAATTTCACTGAAATTTAATCGAAAACCTAGAAAGTCACACTTTTTTTTTGAAATACCCCCGATCCACGATACTTTACCAGACCCCACCCCTCTGACCATGTCTTTCCCGGCCTATAGGGCCCCATAGCGGCACTCATTTCCGGCAAATGAGTAGGTGAAATGTCTAAACCTCCCTCCCCAGTCCAAGATGGTTTCATTCGTAAATGTATTAATATAAGAAGCCATACACGATCCGATGTTCAGTGCGCTTTAAATGCAACCCATGGCGATTTTTGCCATCGCCATTGGAAGCATCCGCGTCGATACGTCGTGCCGGCCCCTCCTAGAACATATAATAGTAAATACGTGCGACAAATACAACGGGCCTGGAGACATCATTCGAAATTCATAAAGTTTTTTCACCAGGGGATTGGAATGTTAAATAAGGGTATAAGCACAAATACTAGCGAATTATATTCACTTGAGCCCGTGCAGGAAATACCATCACTCTATTATTTCAGTTACATTGACCATAGCAAGCTCGTATGGGCGTTCGATATTCGTTCATTGAGTCAAATGATGTCGATGGGCAATTTAGTATTGAACCCCTATACGCGATCCCCAATTGGCCAAAACAACATTGAGAAAATCGTTCGGCGACTATCATGGCTTCGTTTGAGAAGGTATAGCATTTTGTACCCAATTGGGGCTGAGCTCACTTGCGACCAAATTTGGAGGCAACGAATTCTGGAAATTTTTATGAGGATCGAGTCGTTCGGTTACCATGTCTCATGCGACTGGTTTCATGCCATGTCAATTCATGATCATCAGCAATTCTATAAAACACTCTACGAACTCTGGTTTCAACGCCTGAATTTAACGCATCAAGATCGGGAGCGAATTGTCCCAGAGTATTCTAGCGATTTGGGCAAATTATTCAAATTCTCCCCCGAATTATTCCATAAATACGCGAACCGGGCCCGAAATTGGTGGGAGAAAAACACGATACATGTAATGGAGGCACTCATAACTCGCTCCCCAGATAAGGAATATAATAAATTGGGAACTCTCTATTGTGTCATGGGCCTTGTGAAAGTGAACGAGGATGCTGCCGATGGCTTTCCATGGTTGTTAGAGGCAATGAATTAATAAAAAATTGAAACACCGATTGGATTCAGGGCCGGTAAAAATGGGCTGGTTTATAAACTACGAAGTGGAGTTCGACGACGGCGTTGAGTTGGATGACGGCGATCTAAGGCGCTGCCTAGAGCCCTTTAACGCGCTACACCTCTACCTGAGAGACCTGGATAAGCCGCGCGTGATGACATGCCTGTATTCGCAGTATCCCATCGAGGATATTCTGGCAGCTTTGAAGGGCCTTTACCCTGTTGGCATGCGCTATCGCGTTTACAATACTGGGGAGTGGGTCGCGTTCGAATAGACTGGCGTAGCCAAGAGGGCCACAATTTCCGGGAAACTGCTGGCACACATCGAAGGCGTATATTCAAACTGAAAGCCCCTGGCCGCCAGCGTGGGATCTGCACCGGCATCTAGGAGGTCGGCTACAATTCCTTTGAGACCATTTCTGCATGCATAGAGGAGTGGGGTGTGTGTATAAACCAGGTGATTTTTACCAGACACTTTTACAAACCTGTTATACCGATGGTATATCGCGTTTGGATCGGCGCCATATGAAAGAAGTGCCTTTACTATTTCGGGCTGATTATACTCGACTGCAGCCATGAGCGCCGTATAAGTGCCCCCATTCTCAAGATCGGCTCCAGCTAATTCGAGGCGACTAACGGCGGCTGAATTGCCACACACACATGCATATATAATGGGACTTAAAGTGCCATTTTTGGCATCCACATGTGCGCCGGCTCTAATAAGGGCGTCCACGATAGAAACATTGCCACCTGTGGCGGCGGCCATTAGCGGTGTCATGCCATTACTGGTCGCATTCGGATTCGCCTTCGCTTTCAGAAGTTGTTTACAGACGCCGTGTGTGCTATAGCCTGCAGCCCATATGAGTGGTGTAGAACTACCAAGCTCAGAGGTACGATCTACCTGTGCTCCGGCCTCTAACAGGCACTTTACAAACTCCTCGACCCCCTCCGTTTTACGGCGACATGCCCATAAGAGGGGAGTGTCGCCATATTCGCCTGAGATGTGTGCAAACCCGCTGTTCGCCTTGAGTATATTCTTTGCCGTCGCCAAGTCACTTGGATTCTTCATGAAGTTGTAGGCATCATCGTAGGTTGGATCACAGAGGTCGGGCTCGTTGCTATCCATCGTGTCCTTAAATCTGGGATTGTCATGTTTCAATTTTAGCCCGTCGACCTATCGTGTCGTCGTAAAGCCTGGCATTCCGGGCCGGGGCATAGGAGGAGCGGTGCTCGTTGTTTTCCTTGTCGTGGTGCTACCCATTGAGGATGTGGGCATAGGAGGAGCGGTGCTCGTTGTTTTCCTTGTCGTGGTGCTACCCATTGAGGATGTGGACGTAGGAGGAGCGGTGCTCGTTGTTTTCCTTGTCGTGGTGCTACCCATTGAGGATGTGGACATAGGAGGAGCGGTGCTCGTTGTTTTCCTTGTCGTGGTGCTACCCATTGAGGATGTGGACATAGGAGGAGCGGTGCTCGTTGTTTGCTTTGTCGTGGTGCTACCCATTGAGGATGTGGACATAGGAGGAGCGGTGCTCGTTGTTTGCTTTGTCGTGGTGCTACCCATTGAGG